AGCGTCCAGAATCGGGTAGGTCACGGTACTGGAGGGACTCACGGTGATGAAAAAATTTCCATCATTGGATGGTGACAGCACGTAAGAGTCCAAGGTGTTGGAAGAAGAATACACGAGGATAAGTTGTACACCGTACTTCCCCGTCGAGGCAAAATAGCCAAAATAGAGTTTGTTCGAGGTGCTGGTATTATTGGCGGATACCGTCAGCGTCAAAGGATCTGCTGTGGATAGACCTACGTCGAATTGAAGCCCCAAAACGATGTAAGAATTGGACGTAGAAGAATAAGTGGGAAATCCCGAGGAAATATCAATGACAAAAGTGGTTGGACCGGAACAGGAATTCTCGGAAAAGACGGCAGGAGACAATGTAAGGTATCCCGTATAGGTATTGATCGACGAGCTTATCCTATAGCCCCCATAATAATAAGATTGACCATTCGACCAATTACAGAGCTCTCCACTGGACGTGGTACCTTGTAGTACCTGGGTCGTATTCAGTTCGGATTGCTGAAAATTGCCAAGGATGTACGTGGACGAAGTTTCCGTCAAATCGTTGACATACACGCTAAAAGAATAGTGTTGGGGCTTGTCTCCAAAACATTCCAGAATGGACGTTGGAATTCGGAGTGTCAATACCAACACGTAGGTGCTCGTGAGCTGGTACGAGATAAATTTATTCGCCGAGAAGACCTGGTTGTGCACGATAAATGTCCCGTTGAGCCTCCCGTCAAAGGTGATGTTATAGTTGGGGCAGTTTTCATGGGCTACAGTATAATCCAACGTCAGCGTGGCCGTCAAAGGACCGGTGAGTGTGCCCTGGGTTGTAAACTGCCACACACGATGCGTGGATGCGGAGGATGGCAGTGACCCCGTCACAAAATATTCCGAGGTGATGTTCGACGAGGGTGTGACGGTGACACCCTGAAGGTAGACGGCGAGGTTGTTGGAGTTGATTTGGCATCCACTCGTATCCCCCATTTCTTGATTTTCTAATAAAAGGCAAGAAAAAAAAAGAATGACTACAAGCATCGAGGCCATGGAAGAAAATTATGTTCATGTAAAATATAATTTTTTTAATCTTGGTTACAGGATAGAGAAGAAGAAAGAATGTTTTCATTGGAAATTTCCGAAGACGGTCAGGAAAAAGACTACCGTCTCTTTTGCGAGGAGAGCGATTACGCCAAGGGTGTGGTGACGGACAAGGCAAGTATGACGCTGAATTATGGCGTCGGAAACAGTTTGAGGCTCTCCACGAGTCCGTCGGGAACGTCGGGGGATTGGTCGTATTTCTCCCTCCTCGGAAAGACGCTGTCGTGGGACGTCGATTTGTCCAATGTTCCCTGCGGCCTGAACGCCACTTTTTACTCGGTATACCTGTCCCAGGGCATGGGGTACCGCGACGCGTGCGCCACGTTTTTTTCGGCGACCGAGCTCGATTTCATGGAAGCGAACCGGTACGCGTGGCACACCACAATGCACTGCGCCCCCAACGACTGCGGGGGTGCTCCTCCCATGGGATTCGGGGGAACCATTTCCGACCCCCGGTACCTTTTCCACGATTTATCAGGACAACAGACGGACCCCAAGCGGGTGTACGGCCCAGGAGAAGAATATACCATTAATACACTGATGCCTTTTCACGCGTCCATAACTTTTGGACTTGATGGCACCGGAAATCTTTCCACCACCTCTGTGAAATTAACCCAGGGTTCCAATGCGATTGGACAACAGTACGACGCCTCCAACGAGCAATACAAGGGATGGCTGGCAAAGCTTGGACAACAGATGACCTGCGACACGGGAAAGGGCAACGTGCTGGTGTGGAGTCTGTGGACGGGTGGTCTCAACTGGCTCGAGTCGCCTCCGTGCGGTAACGGGTCTAATCCGAAATGCACGGCGACCTCGTGTCAGTACACCCTCTCGAATATTTCGATTGTGTGAGCGAATAGTCTAACCAGGCTCGGGTTTATCCAGGCTTGGGTCTAACCAGGGTCTATCCAGGCTTGGGAATGCGCTGTACGGGATTGTCCCAGAAACCCGGGCTCTTGTAATAGGGAAAGTACCAGTACTGTTTCGGGTTGGGGCTCGGCGCGGTGTCGTAGTCGCCGTACGGGTAGGCGTCGGGCAAAATGTAATTGTAGTACGGGCAGATGACGCGGGGGAGCGGTCCAAGTGTGTAAAAGGGAGGTTTATCGGAATCCGATGCGTCGCGTTGCAAAATATTGCAGGGCTTGGGTAAAAGAGGGGAAGACGGGCCTCCGACAATGTCGCGTTGCGTCGTGTAGGGCTGGGACGAGGTGGTGAAATTCATCGCCCATCCGTACACCGGTTGTAGATTATTTGGATTGGTGGACATTATTTTTATATTTAACAAAATAAAAATTTCCTATTAAAACATGAGTGTATTTACCGACCCCGAAAAAGAGTACCTGTACCAGATGATAAACCGGTATTACGATTCCCCGACGCTCCTCAAACTCCGTGACGACCAGGAGTTCAGTATGTACGGTATCCAGCTCCCGTGTTTTTTGCTGAACGAAAAGAGGTATCTCATCCTCCTGTGCCCACGGGACGCGTTTTCTAAAAACAGCCGTCGGTCCATGAAAGACCTGCGGTGGATTTCGTTGCAGGCCCGGTCCCTTCACGACGAAGCCATGGCCTCTCTCCCTATGCACCACTACCAGATCAAGAGGGATAATCAGTACGCGATTCCCCTATCGGTCTTTCACCGCTCGACCAAGGTGACGACCTACCGCATGGATTCGTATCCCTTGGAGGTGTCGTTGTTGCACCAGCGGTCCAACGAGTACGAGTATCCCGGGGAGGGAACGCTGGTGTCGGCACTGGAAACGTACCAGACCATTCTGCAGTGGGTGCCAAAAAATTAAGAGTTAGCAAGGAACCTTGGTGATGTATTCGGAAGGGAGATTCGTAAAGGCGAGTGTGTTGCCTTGCAGGTTGGCCAACGTGGCAAAGGTGACGTTATTGGTGGAACAGGCCGGCAGGCGAAGGAAAGGTGTGGTATCGTCGGGTGATTGCAGGACGCCAAAGTAGGAAGAAGAAATATTCACGCTGGTGACTTGGAACGAAGACGGTTCCACATCGACCGCAAAGGTCGAGGGAGTAGGGAAAGGACTCGTCACTGTGCGAAAGTAGCTGGCGTGGATACCCACCACACCGGCTCCTGTCGTTCGCAACCCTCCCACGATATTGATATTGTTTATTGCGAGGACATTAAATCCCTTGGACTCGAAGGTGGTCCCTCTCCCATGGAAGGTGGAATTCTGGACAGTCAAGGTTGTATACCTATTGGTGAGGTCCGAAACGGTGACCAGTGTAGCCTCTACTTCGGACGAGGCCAGAACCGCGTAGCAATCTCGAATCACGACGGACAAAAAGTTGGAAACAGAAATCGCGAGAACGCTTTCCGAAAGTGGTGTACGTGACGAAACGTAATTTTTAACAAAATTTTGGAACATGACCTTGCTCCTCGGATTGACGGCCGATAACTGAAGGGTGAGAGGAGCCTTCAGCACAAAGTTGCTTAAAAGGACCGTGGTGGGATGTTCCGAAAGGCATTCGATGGATATCGTGGTCGGGACGTGGATGGTTTTCGAGCCGTTGTTACAGGGAAATTGGAACAACGTGTTATGGGTAGTGTACGTTTCCAATTTCATAATTTTTTGGCGACCCTATAGTTATGCAAGAAATTTTTTTTCACTACTTTTTTTTCACGGCCGTCTTCAGCCCCAGCTTTTTGCGGAGGGCTTCCACCTTGTTGGCCACGTCCTCGTACCCCCACTGCCGGGCCCGGACGTACGCCGCCGTAATTCCCTTCTTATTGTAGGTGCAGGGAGGGGCGTCCTTGTTGCAGACGGGAAATTTGAGGTCACCGGGCATCATGAAACAGCTCTTTCCGCATGTTTTCAAGAGTTTTTGACGTTCCGAGGTACGGGTAGGCGCCTTGACCGTCCAGGAGACGTCCGAGGTGTCCACGGGAAATTTCTTCTTTGGGGTGGACACCGTGTACGACCCGGATGGAGGAGGTACAAACGCTTTGGCTTTCTTGGTGGGGCCCGTGATACGGACGCCTTGTTTTCGGAGGGTGTCTGCTGTGACGCCGTCCTTGTAGATCCATTTTCCGGTGAGGGGGTTCTTGACTTTGGTTCGTTCCATATTTCTTTTCTTTTTTTTCTCTGGAAAGAAAAAAAAATCTTTTTTTTTATTCAGCCGAATAAAAATAAGCTCGAAATGGGTTTCGAACCCACGGCCTTTCGCTTACGAAGCGAACGCTCTACCACTGAGCTATTCGAGCATTTTTCTTGTATTGTTTTGTAATCCTTAAACCAAAGTTGTTTTTTCCATTCCAAAAAAAAATGAAGGGTAATGTAAGATTGTTTTGGAATTAAAAAACAAAAACAACGATACAATGATTCCCGTGACGATTATTGGAACGCCCATGAAGTTTACCATTGAGGAAAAATTGGCTGCGATAGAGCTTCCTTTACCTTCCGACGAATCGCTTCCGGTGTATGTGCCCGGAAAAGTGGTACAGCATACCGGGATTGGACCCCTGCGGTGTGAGGAATTTGACGTGTCCCCTGACGACGTGCGAAAGATACAAGGCATCCGATGCTCCATCATGGACCACAAGACCAAGCATGATGAAAAAAATAAATAAAAATCTTTACTTTAGAAAAAAATGCAACCATCGACAGAACTACAAATTCTCCACTCTCTATTCCAAAAGATTGTCCAACACGCCCCGGAAAACGATACCCAAAAAATTCGTGACATGAAACAGTTCATGGTAGGCACGGTTCAAAAGCTCGAAAGGATTCGGAAAAAAAAAGACCCTACCGATGCTGATTTCTGTTACTTTGTGATGGGAAGTAAAATCAAGACCATGGCAGAGAGAATTGTGAATAGTTATATGTGGGTTTCCAAAGATCCCAAGGCGTTGAAAAAATTTTACAAGTTGTTGTCTTCCTTTTCTCTTCCCGCCTCCAAACTTTCTCTTTCCAGATTGAAAAAACCATTGGAAACCCTAGGAAAAAGGCATGACAAGCTAACAAAGATAAAAGAGGAAGATTTGGAGCCTTATTGTGAAAAATTGGGGGTACCCCTCGATAAGTATTCTTCCGAGCTGATACAAAGGATGAATCGTATCACGAGTCTTGTGATGAGTTAAGGAATAATATTCTTTTCCGGTAAAGGCAATCGTTTCCCTTTGAGGTACACCAATAAGTAGCGAACACCGATAGTACCTACGAGTACCGCGGCGATGGAATTCGTGGCGACAAGGATGGGGTCGTTGCGCAGGTATCCGTACACCATCCACGAGGACACCCCGCATAAATGGATGACGAGCATGAGCGGGGAGATACCCTCAAGGGAGGACGACCGCAGGCTCTTGAGCACCTGTGGTAAAAAGGATG